AAAGGTCTTGACTGTATATTTTTGGTCAATAAAGTCTTTAATCATGTGGTTCATAGCTTGCTCCTAAAGGTTACCCCCTAAAATGGAACATCGTCATCAATAATTGCTGCGTCTTGCAACTTCTTATTTACATCGGTAAAGGTGTTGCGGTACTCGGCTGACAGCATGATTTGGTCTTTTAGACCTTGCGATAAGCTGTCAAATATTTCTTGGTCAAACTTCTGCAAGTCAAACAATACGCAAGGGTTTACGCCCTGTGGTACACCCGCTTTTTGTACGATTGCGGGAACTGGGGTAATAGCCACCGCATCAGCGTAGGTATTGCCGTTATTGGCGGTTCTATGCTGAACAGTAACCATGCACCATTTATCTAACAAATTGCGTAAGTCAAAGCCACGCAACTCATCATCGGTAAATGATTTGCCACGCCAAGATTCCAAGTCCTTCCGTAACGAAGCCTTATCGCCTAGCGACAGCGTGTAGTTGCGTGTTTGGATAAGGGGTTTGCCCTCAATCTTTAAGTCATCGCCATGAAGCTCCCAAAAGAACTTCACTTTGCGTAGCATCTTGACTTGACCCATGTACTCGGACTTTTGTGTTCCGAGGTCAATGACCCTATATAATCTGCCCAACCAGCTACCTGCTGGTGCAATTTTAAATTCACGCTTTTCTGTAGTTGTGCCTGTCACAATCATTGTTTTCCCCCAAAAATATTAGAAAAATCATCCACAACAGCAGTCAATAATGGATTAACCCTACGCTTGTTAGGGAGTCCACAATGAAACCTGATTAGGTCAATTTCTGCCAATGTCAACATATCACCATCTTCTGCCTTATCTAAAGCTATATTCAGGCGTTCTTGCTCTGCCATCATTTCGTTATGTAATTCCTGTAAGTCATCCATAATCATCTCCAAAAGTAAACAGCTTATGCTGTACCACCATATTAAGGCAATTTAAGCGTTTGTGCAAATTTATTTGTAAGTGTTGGATAAATGTGACTATTTAATGTTAAGATAATTGAATGAAGAAAAAAGTGTTTACCGATAGCCAAATTATCGAGTTACTGGGTGGGCCTACCAAAATAGCCAAAATCTGCAAAATTAGCGTACCTGCGGTGTCTATGTGGAAAAATTCAGGTATTCCTGCCGATAAGATGGTTTATTTGGGGGCTTTGTTAGAACAAGAATCCAAAGGTTTAGTAAGCCGTAAAGACTTATTTCCCGACTCATACCAGTTGATATGGCCTGAGTTGCGTTGATTTAAAACTGAGTTATACTAATGGGGCAGAGTGAAGTCTGTTTAGTATTACCAGCTAAGACCCTATAGGGTTGCTTTGAGCGTTTTGGAAAGGCTGGCTGGTCTTTTCTAAAGCGACTTCACCTTAGAGCAACCTTATGGGGTTTTTCTATTTCTGCGGTCACAGTTGGGCGGGAACCGACACCAGCGACTGCGATACAAGTGCTACTGGGGGATAGAGGATGTAACAGCACACAAATAGGTGGCGAAGCTAGTGCCTATTCCTTGAACGACTGGCGGGTTCTGTGGCTCCGAAAGGCAAACAGTTGAAGGAATCTAGGATGGCTGGGTTCCGTTCACCAAAAGGCAAGTTATATATAAGTTATATATACATTAACTTGTAAATATATAAATTAAGCGGAAATTTATACATAAAGTTATATAAACATTACATTAAATGACTTTATGTAACATTTATGAATCAAAACGCATTTTTGTTGTATTTTTGCTACACAGCATAAAACGCTTGCAATAAATGTTAAGTTGGCTTAACCTATGTATGTTGATTAATTTTTTCGGGGGAACAAAATGAAATACATTAGCGTAGTAGATACAGCAAAGTTGATTAGAGCGGCATTAAAAGAATCATTTGCAGGTGTGAAATTTAGCGTAAAAAGCAGCAGTTATGCTGGCGGTGCTTCAATAAACATTTCGTATGTTGACGGCCCAACTTCAAAACAAGTTGAAGATGTAATTAGCGTGTTTGAAGGTTCTTATTTTGATGGTATGCAAGACTACAAAGGTCAAAATTACGCAAATTTAGATGGTGAAGAAGTTAAATTTGGTGCTGACTTTGTGTTTGTTAGAAGAAATTTGTCAGTTCCAGTTTTAAGTTATTGTGCTAGAAAAGTTTGTAATTATTATGGCATTGACATTAATCAAATTACGATTAAAGATAGTATTTATAGCGGTGCTTATATTGATTGTGACAATAAATTAATGGCTGGCGGCAGATATTTTGCTCAAGCAGTTGGTTTAGAAAGTCAAGATTTTAGTATGTGTGATACAGCAGTTAGTAAGACAGCAGGTCGGGTCTATAGCATGGGTGATGACGGCTATGGGTATGGTTGTGTTGGTAAATTAGCAGCTTAAGGGGGAATTATGAGTTACGAACAAGCAAAAAAAATTATTGGTAATCAACCAAAATATGCAGTTCAAAACATGGTTAAAGCATTAAAAATGTGCCGTTTTTTGAATACTGTTGATGATGAATTGCGTTTACAGGCTGGAATCATTTATTTAAAGGGAAATAAATAATGAATAGCAATATTTTAGAAAAGAGTTTAGCTGCACAGAAGTTAGTATTTAATCAAAGTCGTGACCCAGTTCAAAAAGCTAGGGTTAAGTCAAGAATTGAAGTATTAGAAAAACAATTATTTGATTTGCAAAACGAAAACATTGCATTAAGAAAACAGTTAAAAAGTGCTTGTAATGCTTTGATGGAGATTAAATTAAAATGAACGCTGAACTATTACAAAAAAAACTGCCAAAACTTATGACTTTTGAATTTGTTGGTGCTGATTTGGTTGAGGTTTACAAAAAACCAAAGTCGTTTATAAGGGATGGTCAGTTGTACATTAGTGCTGAAAATGGCGATGATGCTGCTGACTATTATGGTGAATACAGAGGTGGTTATCCATACATAAACCCAGCATTAGAAGATTTTGCAACCAAAAACAAAGGGTATTTTGAATGGGAAAATCCTGCTTGCATTGTGTTTGTTAAGAATTAAATGACTACCTTTACTACTGATGACCGCATAAACGCTTATAGCCATTACAAAATTTATGATGAGCATGGTGAATTAATGCGTACAGTTAAAACTAAACATGAAGCCGAGCATTTAATAAAGACTTATACCGATTGGACTTACCAGTTTGTTAAAGCTGATAAACCTAAATTTGAGGATGCATTATTTTGAGTGCTTGGCTAATCATTGTTACGGGGCTTATTTATGCCTATATAGGTATAGAGCAAGGCTTTAAAGGTAATACAGCTATGGCGGTTGTATATAGCGGTTACGCATTTAGTAATATTGGACTTTATGTACTTGCAACAAAATAGGGGGATGTGTGGATTTTGAAAAGTTTTGGATTAATTGGCCCAAAAAGGTCGCAAAGAAAAAAGCTGAAATTGCTTGGAAACGATTGACTGACCTTGAGCAGCGTGAAGCCTTAGAAGCCTTGCCAAAGCACCTTAGACATTGGCAACTTAAACGCACCGAAATAGACTATATTCCGTACCCTGCTAGTTGGTTAAACGCTGCACGATGGGAAGATGTTTTAGACATGACCCCAGTTAAAGAAAAGGTGGATAGGTCTTGGATGTTTAGCCAACAAGGTATTGAAAACAAAGCTCGTGAACTAGGAATACTGGGTAACGGGTACGATAGCTACGAAACTTTAAAGAAAAAATGTATGATGCGAATGGGTATGGAGATTGACTGAACACCAATACCAATGTGCAGTACGGCAGTTATGCAAGTGGCGTAGTCAATGGGGGTTAGCAAAGTTTAGGGAATACCTATCAAAATACCAACTTGATAGTAATTTACTACAAGGCTATGCTGACCAATATAGTAAAAAAAACAGAGGTAATTGGGGGGAATGGATTGATTAGGCAAGTTTTAATAACTGACCAAATGCGTGAATTAGCACACAAAAAGGCTAAAGAAATGGGTACTTTGCGTCACAGTATTACCGAAGGTGAAGGCAACATTGTGGGTTTTTTGGGAGAATATGCGGCTTGGTCAATTATTGGCGGCAAAATTGCCAATACTTACGAGTACGACTTACTTCTTCCTGACGGCAGAACAGTTGATGTTAAAAGTAAACGCACTAAAGTTATTCCGCAACCTCATTACGAATGCACTATTTATGCTTACAACCCAAATCAAAAATGTAATTTTTATTGTTTTGTACGGGTAAGCGAAACTTTTGATAAAGCTTGGATAGTTGGAATGATGGATAAAACAGAGTTTTATAGAAAAGCGTCTTTTGTTAAAAAAGGCACGATTGATGGTAGTAACCGATTTGAAATTATGGGTGACTGCTACAACTTAAAAATTCAGGAATTGGATGACGCTGAATACATTGTTAAATGCACTTTTTAGGGGGAAATATGGAAATAAATATTTACGAATTATTTGAAGAAATGGAACGACTTAAAAAACCGCTAAGTGATGCTGAGGGCAATTTAGCTGGTTTAGAAGGTTCAAAAAACAGCGTTAAATCAATTATGATGAAAAAAAGCGGTGAACAATCGCTGGGCGGTCAAGAACGGGAAGCCTACGCTAGTCAAGAATTTCAAGACCACAATCAAAAAATTGCCGAAACCACAGCACTTAAATCTTTGCTTAAATTAGAATTTGCCATTGCTCAAATGAAATTTGAGGCATGGAGAAGTGAACAGGCCAATAATCGCAACTTAGAAAGGTTGACCCGATGAGAGGATTTGCAGAAGTATTCCTAGACTTAACCCGCACCATTAAACGGGTGCATGAACTTAAACTTAAAAATGACCATACCGAAGCTTATCTGCTTAGTTGCGATATAACTGACTATGCCCAAGAACTAGAGGATGTACTGCAAAAAGATGCAAACATTCAATGAACAAAAAGGATAAAAAACGCCATGACGATATTGCAAGACTTGGTTGCGTCTTATGCTACCACTTGGGCTTCAATGACACCCCCGCAGAGCTTCACCATGTCAGACGATTTGGTGGAAAGCGTTCCCTTGCAGAAATTTTGCCCTTATGTACCGAGCATCACAGAGGTGCTACAGGTGTGCATGGACTCGGAGCAAAGGCTTTCGAGAGATACCACGAAGTTGAGTTCGATACCTTACTAGGTATAGTCAAGGCTAGGCTACAACTCTAGCGGGTCAAAGCCTAATTCTGTAGCTACAGCCTTAGCCCTGTTTCTAAAGGTTTTGTCGTGCTTAGTCCATGCCTGAGTGCTTGTATCCCACCGACTAGCATGAATCATTTCATGGGCC